CAGCTCTTTTTTACCACACAGAGAATTTCAAACTTTTTTAGGGTGCAGTTTAGGGTGGTGTTTATACTTTTTGGGTGCAGATAACATTTTGTATCACCCTTGTTTTTAATATGTTACAAAATATGTAATGAGACTTATGTTCAAATGAACACTATTGATAACCAATTAGTTACAAAAGGTGAATAAAAAGTTGGGTGGTTTTAAAAAAAAGTTGTATCTTTGCATTACAAAAATACAATTAAAAATGAAGACAAAAAAACCACAAGTGTCTGTTATTCTCGACACTACAAAGAAAAGAAAGGACGGTAAATGTCCATTATTCATCAATGTTTGCTGGAAAGGGAGAGCAAAGAAAGCAACTGGTATTTATTGTTCCAAGGAAGATTTCAATAAAGTCTCCTTTACAATTAAAGGTGACAAGAAGACAACATCCGAACTTCACATGATGCTTGATGAAGTGTATAACAACATCAATGAATGTGACCCGTCTGTAACCACAGCCAAACAACTGTTGCAAAAAGACAAAGAAATATCATATCTTAAACTTTTGTCTGAGATGAGTCATAGAAGAGGGTTGTCTGAGGGAGGTGTAAAAAAATATATCAGTGCATACCATGCTTTTATAAAGATAGAGGATAGACCATTCTATAAACTCAGTGTAAGTGACTGGATGGGTATAAGTAAGGTTTGGAAAAAAGAAGTGAGTCTGACAACCATCTGGGGAAGACTGACATCATTCAAGGCTGTTATGAATTATGGTATAGAGGTTGGTGTGTTCGACAATAACCCCCTAAATGAATGGAACTACAAGTCCGCCGGTTATAAAATACAGACCAATCCGAGGGCTTTAACCAAAAAGGAAGTCAATGCACTATGGGAATGGTATGTGAAGACCAATGATATATCAGGAATGTTTTGGTTTGCAAGTTACTACTTTAATGGAATGGCTTTGGTTGATATTATAAAGTATGATTGGTCAAGTGTAAGGTTGATTACTGGTAAAATAAATTACTTGTCGGGTAAAACCACCAACAGAAGCAAGACCAACATAAAGATACCTGTAATTTGCATGATAGACAGACCCGAAGACTTCACTGAGACTGACAAAAAGAAGTTGTTTATACTTGATAAACTGCAACATACCAACTTCAACAAGTCACTTAATGCTTGGACAAAACAGATAAACAAAAACATAAAAAAGAGTGGTATAGACAACATTACATTCTATTCTGCAAGACACACATATTGCACTGACTTGGTTAATTCGAATATACCCTTGAATGATATAGCAACCTTGATGGGGAGAAGTGTGATGACTTTAAATGTTTATATTAAACAGTTGAACAGCAATGAACATTTAGCCGAAGTGTTAAAAAACCATAAACCATAAATATAGTAAAAGAAAACAAATATAAAAATATAATATGGAAAACAAGTGGTATTCAAACATTACTTCCATTACTTCCTACGAACAAAAGGGTCGTAATGTAGTAACAACAAGCATTGATAAAATATTCAATGGAGTTAAAGTGGTGGTCTATACAGAGATAACTGACAGCATTGATTTGGTAGCTGATGTGGAGTTTGGGGGAAAAGAAGATAAAATTGGAATTGAACTTAAATGCTTTAACCAACTTTACACCTACATGGGTACAAAAGATAAACCAATACAACCCAGTGTTATTCTCAAAAAAGAGAAGTTGGAGAGGATGAAGGAGTATTGTAGTGACCATAATATTAAATATATAATGTATATAATAATATATAACAACTACATGTTTGTGTTCAACATAAATAATATAAAGTGGGAGGATACACCGAGTTGTTTTCTCCACCAAAAGAAAACACAGATGAACCCAGACAGTCCAATAGTTTCAAAACTGACCTACTTCATCCCTATAAAGAAAGCAAGCAAGATAGTAAAATGGCGACAATAAACCGTCCAAAAAAGAAGAAAGAATATAAAGAAAAAGGTGAAACACAGGAACACATTCATAAACTTGTCTATAACACATCCATGTGGAGAAGAATAAAGGAGAGTGTGTTGATGGTTCATCCCTTATGTCAGAATTGTTTAAGGAACTTAGCAACCGAAGTCCACCATGTAAGACCATTGACAACTGCAAAGGATGATGATGAACTTTTGACTTTGGGTTTTGACTCAGGTAATTTAATGGCTTTATGTTCCGAATGTCATCACCAATTGCACCAACATAAATAAAGTAAGGATAATTTGTAACATATTTTTCCAGGGTCGGGTAACTGACCCTGTTTTTTATTTGGAGGGAGGGGAGAAAAAAGACCAATTTTGTTATATTTACTATATGAATGAATATTATAGAAAATACTACGAGGAACATAAAGAAGAGTTACTTCTTAAACAGAGGGAGAGATACTATCAGAAAAAGAATGGCGGTACAGATTGTATTACCCCATATAAAGTAAAAAAGAGACTCGAAAACCAATATAAAAACTATAACTTTGAAATGATGAAGTGTCACTTGGAAGAGTGGGCAGCACAGGAGAAAACAAGTGTAATGGAACAATGTTATAAGTATTGTTGTCTGAAAGAATACTTTGACTACCGGTCGGAACATCCGGACTACGACAATTCAAGTCCAAACATAAATAAGTTATGGGACTCAGTTATAATCAAAAATTAAAGAGAAATTTTAGAAACACAAAGAAGTGGAAGGAACTAAGACACAAGAAGAATGTGGAGCAAAAAGGGATTGACCCGGTGACACTTGGGAAGTTGAATAAAACCTGTAACCTACATCATTTAAACTTGGATGAAGAGCAATATTGCAACTTGACAAATGAAGACAATTTTGTTATGTTGAACAAACAAACCCATGAAGTTGTCCATTGGTTGTGGAGGTATTATTCAAAGGATGAAGGTGTGTTATTTAGACTTAAAGAAGTGTTGGACAAAATGAAGGAATTGAATTGATTTTGTTATATTTAAAGTGAGTTATACATTTAATCTTTCATATTATTATATTTGTTTTTGGGGGTCGGGTTCTCTGACCCCTTTTTTTTAACAAATATCCGGTATATGTTGGATTTTTTGTTAAAATCTATAATATAGGTAATATTATCTACCTTTTTTTGTTATATTTAATATGTGAGACTCAAGTGTTAAATTTAATTTAACAAATGGTTATGAAATAAAGTATAATTAATAATCAGTGAGTTAAGTTTAAAAAACACTAAAAAAGACTTCATAAATAATTATAGAAAATATAAGATTTTATGTTTGACTTAGAGCCAATATAAAGTTAAACATAAATATAATGATAGAGAGATATACTATTCTGTAACTGGGTTCATTGGCTCTTTACCCTTTTACAGAATAGTTTTTTTATACAACAAAAAACACACAATCATGAAAAACATTAAATGCATAACAATTTATCCAGAGGTTTATCACAACCAAAATTTAACTCCCAATGATAAAATTTATTTATCTGTAATAAGATATTATACTTTAGAGGGAAGGACACATTGCTGCAAATTTAGTGACAAAGAGATGTCCGAGGAACTGCTTATTGGAATAAATCAAATTAGAAAAATCAAATGCAATTTAAAAAAACTTGGACTTATAAATGTAACAGAAAAAGGTATCAAATATGTGTCACAGAATTGTAATGAGACATTACCAAATAGTAATGAGACATTACCAAATAGTAATGAGACATTACCAAATAGTAATGAGACATTACCAAATAGTAATGAGACATTACCAAATAGTAATCAAAATCCTTGTAACTCCAATGAAAATCAACAAGTTGCAGAGGTGAATAAAGAGAATAAAGACAATAAAGAAAAAAATAAAGAAGAAAATAAAGAAGGAAATAAAGACAATAAAGACCAAAATGAATCATTGGATGATTATCTTACTTCTTGGGTCGAGAATGCTTTAAGAGAAAAAGAAGAGAATTATAAAAGAGAAAAAGAAGAGAAAGATAAAAACTATTGTTCTGTAGTTGATATGGTAGAATCACTTCCTGTTAAAGAAGATACTCCTACTACTCCTACAGAAAAACCATCCTTAAACCGAACTCCTACTCCTACTCCTATTCCTACTTCTATTTCTATAGTAGAAAGAATGATTAATACCATTGATTATTGGATACAAACTGAAATAGTAAATAACAATAGTCTTAATCAATCAACCAAAGAAAGACTATTAAAAGACAATACATACAATAAAATACAATTAACTAAATACCTAAGTGATTATATAGAAAACAAGGACTTAAATAAGTTAAATACCAACAAACAATTCTTCGAAAATATCACTAAAAATGCATTTAAAGCATATAAATTAAGTATCAATAACCAGATAAGAAAAGCAAGTCTATCTAAGAAAAACCCATACTCTGACTTAGAAGATGATAATGGATATAAAGAAACAAATAGGTGGATGAATAAATGATAGTATTCACAAAGAGATTGGGTGGCTTACACCACCCAATCATTTTTATGTGTGATAGATGATGGATGGTTTTTTATTATTCTTTTTTTATTTTTTTAGAGGAAGAGAGGGTGATATTCAAAATAAACCATTTTAAGAGACTTTTTTGTTTCTATGGACTCCACATCCAATCAACCCACTAAACACTCTTAAATGACCTAAAAACCACTTCCACGGGAGTCTTAACATTAAAACAATAACTCAGTTTAATTAAGTTTATGGCTCATTTGTAATATCATAATATATAATTCTATATAGGAAACCATTATTTTTTTGTTATATTTAATAAGGACATCAATCATATATTCCACTTTTTTTAGAATTCATTTTTAACCGGCTCTAAAATGAACCGGTTTTTTTCTTTCATAAATATACTATAAAATAAAACACAACAAACTATGAAAGAACAAACAAAAAAATACATTGAGAATATAGATAATTATCTAATAACCACTTATGGTGAGGTTAAACCGGAGTGGGAAATGATTATCAGTATCTTGGGTGATACTTATGATGAGTACCTGGAAATGCAAGAAATAATTAAAGAAACAGGTCTCTATAACCCACAGACAGGTCGTAAAAACCCACTTATTGCTTCAGTAAAGGATGCCAGAGCTACCATATTCAAACTAACACAGCACTTAGGGATTAGTCCATATGCTGATGCTAAAATTAAAGTACCAGACTGTGATGATACTGAAGACTATATAACTAATCTGACAAATGGTTAATCTTATGTTATTGACCAGTAAGTACTTCAACTACCCACGGAAAGTACTCGCCGGCAATATTCCAGCATGCAAACACATAAAGAAGACCTGTGACAGGATGATAGAGTGGTTAAATGGTGATGAATACGAGTTTAAAACCGACAAAGCTGACCGAGTTTATAACTTCTGTTATCACTTAACCCATGGAAGAAACACCTACTTAAACATTGAACTTCAAGACTGGCAGTTGTTTATTCTTTATATGGTTTTTGGTTGGTATCATAAAGGAACTGATGAAAGGGTAATACATAACCTATATATTGAAGTAGCAAGAAAGAATGGTAAGAGTACTTTAATCAGTCTGTTAGCTCTCTATATGATGATGGGTGATGAAGAATATCAGAGTGAAGTTGATATAGTAGCTAATTCACATAAGCAAGCACAGATACTTTATAAGATGTCTTCTGACTACTGTGAATCAATAGACCCCAAGGGAAAGTATTTTAAGAGGTATAGGGACAACATCCAATTCGAAAAAACAAAGTCTAAAATTCAAGTCCTAGCTTCCGACACCAAAACCCTTGATGGTTATAACAGTTATTGCTTCATACAAGATGAAGTCCATGAAGCCCCCAGTGACTTGTTATATAATGTATTAAAGACTTCTCAGGCTTCAAGGAAAAACCCACTTGGTATTTTAATCACGACAGCCGGCTTAAACATGGATTCATTCTGTTACAACTACCGACAGAATGTTTTGGATATCACCTATGGATTAAAAAAGGACGACTCCACCTTTGGTTTAATTTACACTTTTGATGATGAAGATGATTTTAGAGACCCCCAAGTTTGGATTAAGAGTAATCCAAATCTAAATGTTTCAGTCCGACATAAATACTTGGAGGAACAGGTGTTACAAGCAGACAACAATCCGGCTTTATCCGCCAACATCCAAACCAAGAATTTTAATATTTGGAGTCAGACACTGGAGGTGTGGATACCGGACGAATACATCTGCACTGCAAGTCAACAAGAAGTACCAATATCATTCTTTGTTGGTAAAGACACCCATATTGGAGTTGATTTAGCCGCTGTAAGTGATTTGACAGCAGTAAGTTTGATGACTTTTTGGGATGGAAAATACTATTATCACACAGAGTATTACATACCATCATCTTGTTTATCCCACAACTATAACATGGTAAAATACAGAGAATGGAAGAATGAAAAATACCTTAATGTAGTAACTGGAAACATAACAGACTATGATGTTATTGCAGACCACATAACCAAGTGGAGAAGTGAGGGTGTAAATATAACCAATATTTACTACGACCCATGGAATAGTGTCCAGTGGGCTATTGATATGACAAACCGAGGATTTTTACTTACTCCATTTTCACAGACTGTCGGAAACTTCAACCGAGGTACCAAAGAGTTTGAAAGACAAGTTAAAAGTGGTAATGTTGTCATTGATAAAAACCCAATTACAAGGTATTGTTTTGCAAATGCAACACTTAGAGTTGATTACAATTCCAACTGCAAACCAACAAAAAGTGGGTCAGAGAATAATAAGATTGATGGAGTAATCTCCATGGTACAAGCAATGGGTGGTTATTTAACCAACCCACAATATACAGCAATGGTTTAAAACAACATAACATAAATATAATATGGGATTTTGGGATTTTTTAAAAAAAGAAAAAAGGGACGCCGGTGATGCAATCATAAACACTCCTTCATCTACCGGTTTAAACTACCAGAGTATTTTTGGTAGTCAACAGAATGCACTTCAACTCAGCACTGTGTTCAGATGTATAAACATTATATCTGAGTCTATTGCAGTGTTACCACTTGGAGTATACACAAAGAATGGAGTAAGAGTAGACCACAACATTGACTATGTGTTCAGAGACTCAGATAACAAACTGACTAAATTCGAAATGATTAAACAGATTGTTCAGTCTGTCCTTATTAAAGGAAATGGGTTTATACACATAACAAGAAACACAGATGGTACGGTAAAAAAACTCAGATGGCTGGAGAGTTGTGATGTAAATATATTTTACGAAAAACAAAGCAACACATTGTATTACACTGTACCTGTTTTGTTTGGAAACAAGAAAATTGAACCGGTCAATATGATACACTTGAAGATGTTTTCCCATGATGGAATAAATGGTGTATCCATTTTAAACATTGGAAGTAAAGCACTTAGACTTGGAACAACACTCGAAAACAATGCCTATAATTTTTTCGCCAATGGTTGTAATCTGTCTGGTGTACTCAGTGTTGCATCAAGTTTGACTCCACAACAGATTAAAGATATACATAAAGCATGGGATGAATCTTATGTAAATGGTAGTGGTGTTGCAGTGTTGCAGGGAAACATGAACTATCAGAGTGTTAGTAATTCTGCAAAAGACAATGAATTACTCTCTTCGAGAGAATACACAGTAAAAGATATTTGCAGATGGTTCGGTGTTTCCCCAGTACTTCTTGGTTTGTCAGGTTCAACATACACTTCACTGGAACAAGCACAGACAGACTTTGTTTTACATACTTTACTTCCATGGGTTGAAGCAATAGAGGAAGAATTTACCAAAAAACTTCTTCTTCCATCTGAACAGAAGAGTATGGAAGTGGTTTTGGATGAAAACTATTTACTCCGAATGGATAAGAATACTGAAGCAAACTACTACTCTACTATGGTTAACAATGGGTTGTTTACTCGTAATGAGGCAAGAGGAAGACTTGGACTTCAACCAGTTGAAGGTGGTGATGAATTACTTATTCCATACACTAAGATAAGTGACAATACAATAAACAATAAACAAGATGAATAACAAAGAGATAAGAACATTGTCAGCACAAATGAGAGCTGATGATGACA